AGGGTCTCCACGGGCGGCAGGGTGCCCGTCGCCGGGGAGGGCTGCCATTCCAGAATTGCGATCGCCTCAATTCTGGAATGGCAGTGATGACCCGAAATCTGCACTTTGCGCCCCGACGGGCGAAACGAGCCCGAGAAACCGCGAGGGCGCGATGGCTGAAGAGATCCCGACAAATGTTACCGACCGATTCCGTGGCCAGTACGGCGCGCCCGGTCACGCGGGCGGCATGGACTGGCCGTTCACACGCGGGACCGAGATCACGCCCGATGACAGCTTGAGCCTGCCATTCATCCCGCGCGGGATCTACGTCGGCACCGCGGGCGACCTTACGGTCTACATGGTGAATAACACCGGGATCCCGATCACATTCAACGCACTCCCGGTCGGGTTCTACGCCCTGCGCTGCGCACGCATCCTCGACGGCGGCACCACCGCCGGCAACATCATCATCTTCGATTGACCATGGCCACCCGCGCGAAGTCCGCCGATCCGAAGGCCACGGTCGAGGAAGACCGTCGTCCGTCCGAAATGATCTTCCGCTCGAGCGCGCTCGAACTCCTCACGCGCGCCGACGGCTCCCTCGAGATCGACGAGGCCGGCCGCGTCCACTGCATCATCAGTACCGAGAGCCCGGTCGAACGCTGGGGCGCGCTCGAGACCCTCGGCCACGACAAGAGCGAAGTGGACATGTCGTTCGCTCGAAATGGGATCTCGCTGCTGCTCGAGCATGGGTGCTATGCTTTCGGTAACTAGGCCCCCGAGAAGCTGGTCGGCATCGTCGAGGACCTCGAGGTCCGCGACAACAAGCTGCAGGGCTGGATGCGTTTCTCCGATCGCGCCTATCCCCAGGAGATCCGTGGCGACGTCATCGGGAAGATCCGGCGCTTCATGTCTGTCGGCGCCAAGCCGCAGAAGTACAAGCAGACCAAGGTCGCTCAGAACTTCAACGAGATGAGCGAGATCCGAATCACGCGGTGGCAACCGCGCGAAGCCACGATCACCAGCGTTCCCGCCGATCAGGGCGCGCTGATCACCCGCTCCGCCGACGGCATCACGGCCGTGATGGCGGGAGTCGAACTCGAAACCGATGCACCCGTGAAGGAGGAACGCAGCATGAGTCAGCCCGTGGAAACGCCTGCCGCGCCGGCGGCCGCTCCGGCCGCTCCGGCCCCCGCCGCTGTCGTGACGCGCTCCGCGGGCGAAGAGCTCGCGAATCGCAACAAGGAGATCGGCGAGATTCTGAAGCTCTGCCGCTCGTACCAGGTGCCGGACAAGGCCGAAGACTTCATCTCGCGCGGCCTGTCGCTCACCGATGCGAAGCTCGAGATCTTCCACAGCCAGATGACGCCCGGCGGCCGCGGTCCGGCGGCCGAGGTGGTCGACGGGCTGACGAAGAAGGAGCGGCGCGTTTACTCCATCCAGCGGGCGCTCCGGGCGCAGCTCAATCTGCGCGAGGGCCGCGCGCAGAAGCTCGAGGGCCTGGAAGGAGAGGTGAGCGCGGCGCTCGAGCGCACCATGCCGCAGTCGAGCAAGCGCATGGGCGGGATCCTGATCCCGTACGACCTGCGCACGGACGAGGAGATCCTGCAGCAGCAGGAGGAAGGCCTCGTTCGGCGCACGATGGACTCCAAGACCGGCGCCAAGGGCGCCGAGCTGGTGAGCAGCGTGCGCGGCCAGCTGATCGAGCTGATCCAGCAGAACGCCATCCTCACGCGGCTCGGGGCGAACATCCTCGGCGGCCTCTCGGCGCCGATCACCTTCCCGCGCGAAACCGGAGCGCCGACAGTCTCGTTCGTCGGTGAGAATCCGGGATCGGATGTGAGCGAGACGGATGCGACCACCGGAGAGCTGGATCTCACCCCGAAGCAGATGATCGGCGCCGTGAAGATGTCGCGGACGCTGATCCTCGAGACCGGCGGTCAGGCACAGGACATGATCGATCGCCGGCTGCGGATCGGCACCGAGCTGGCGCTGGATCGCGCCGGTTTCCATGGCCTCAGCTCCAACGGTCAGCCGACCGGCCTCTACAACCTGGCCGGAGTACTCGCGGTGGCGATGGGCTCGGTCGCCCCGACGTGGATCAAGATCACGGACATGCTGGGCGCAGTCGGCGACCAGAACATCGAAGGCGGGCGGCTCGGATTCGCCACGACGCAGCTGATGGCGGCTCGGCTTCTGAGCACGCTGATGTTCTCGGTGAACGGCTCGCAGACGATCTGGAGCGGCCGTCTCGACGGTGGCCTGATCGGCGGTTACCCGTCGATCGGCTCGACCCAGATCCGGAAGAACCTCGGATCCGGTGCCGACGAGCATGGCTTCGTCTACGGCTCGTGGGACATGTGCACGGTCGGTCTGTTCGGCGCGGTCGAAGTCCTGGTGGATCCCTACACCGGCGCGCTGCAGGGCCTGGTGAAGATCCGCTCGTTCGGCTACGGCGACATCATCTTCCAGCATCCCGAGGCGTTCTGCGTCGGGACCGCGGCGAAGGTCGCCTAGCTCCCTGAACCCGGCGGTCCCGGACTCGCGACGCGAAGGGGAAGCGCGGCGCGACCCGGGGCTCCGCCGGATCACTGAAGTGCCACTGCACTGGAGGATTCCGCGATGAAGTTCAAGGTTCTGGTCGGCCATGCCATCAGCGGCGGAAATTTCGTCTATCCCGGCGACAAGATCGAGCTCGATGAGCACTCGAAGGAAGGCAAGCAGCAGATCGAGCACAAGACCTCGCGCCAGATGATCGCGCCGTGGAAGCCCGAGGACGAGAAGAGCAAGCCCGAGAAGGGCAAGCCCGAGAAGGACGCGCCGGCCACCGCCGGCAACTAGCGATTCCGGCCCGTGCGATGCGCGCGGGCCTCACGAAGCCACGCGGCGTGCGCCGCGATAATGCCCGGTCCGCGAGCGCGGATCGGAAGAAGGAGAAGCAACGATGACTGCTTCCGGATACGCGCTCGCGAATGCTGTCGACGCCGGCGCATTTCATGCCAATGCCGCGACCACGACCACGGGTCAGGGCACCGGTGTCGATCTGAACGATTTCGAGGGCGTGATCGTCCTCACACTTGATTCGGTTGCGCCGACGGGCACCACGCCGACGATGGCCAACACGTTCGAGGAATCGGACGACAATTCGACCGGCTGGACGGCCGTGCCGGCTGCTGCGTTCAACGAGGGCTCCGATTTCACGGCGCTCACCACCGCCGCGAGCCGGCAGCTGCGTCACCTCGACGTGACCGCGCGCAAGCGCTACATGCGCGAGGTCCACACGATCGGCGGCACGACGCCGTCGTACACGTACAGCCTCACCGCGATCGGCAAGAAGAAGTACCGGTAGCGCGATGGCTTTCGGCGCCGCCAGGACTCCCGCGATGATCGCTCGGCTGGGCGAGGACGTGACGGTCGGTAACACGACCGGCAAGGCCCTCGTGGATCGCCAGTCGGCCGACGTCGGGGAAGAAGGCGGCGCCGGAGCCATTTCGGGCACCGAGATCATGCTCACCGTGCACGATGGCTCGTTCCCGGAACTGCGCGCCGGCGCCGAGCTGATCCTCGGCGGCGTCACCTACATCGTGCTCGCGCAGGGCCCGATCGAAGACGGCGACGTCTTCAAGGTCCGCTGCGGGCTCAAGCCATGACGATCCGCGAGCAGATCCTGAAGGCGATGCTCGGCGCTCTGAACACCGGGGCGCCGTCGGGCGTTCCGGTGGTGCAGCGGCTCCGGGCCACCAACATCGAGCCCGCCGATCTGCCCGACGGCGTTCTCGTGCCGGGGCCCGAGGCCGCCAAGCGCGTCCATGAGCGCACCGGCGCGCTTGTGGAGCGCAGCCTGACCGTGTTCCTCACCTGGCGCGCCGCCGGCGACGCGACGAAGGGTCCCGACGAAGCAACCGATCCGCTCTTCGCATGGGGCACCAAAGCGCTCGCCGGCAACCGGCTCGGCGGCCTGGTGATCTCCGTCGAGGAGACCGGCGTGCCGCGCTGGGACTTCAGCTCGAAGGACCGCTTCTACGTCTCGGTCCCGCAGCAATTCGAAGTGACGTACATCACACGCATCGGCGACGCCGAGCAGCGTAACTAAGGAGGGCACCATGTCGAATCCCGCGGCGGTAGACGGGACCAAGGTCCTGCTCGGCTCGGGCAAGCTGTACTTCGATCGCTTCGACGCCAACGGCGTCACCTCGGGCGAGCGCTTCCTCGGCGACTGCGAGAAGCTCGAGCTCACCAGCGAAGACGACATCATCGAGCTCTTCTCGAGCGCCGATCACGATCGCGGCCTGATCGCCACCGCCAATCGCAAGCGGACGGTCACGCTCGCGGTCCAGATGCGCGAATTCGACAAGGAGAATTGCGCGCTCTCGATGATGGGCGACACCAGCCCGCTGGTGCAGACGAGCGCCACGGTCACCGACGAGCCGATCAAGTCCTGCCTGGGCGATCGCTACATCCGGCTCTCGAAGCGCGACATCACCAGCATCACGAACGTGAAGAAGGGCGCGACCGTCTACGTCAACAACACCGACTACTCGGCGACGGCCGCGGACCTGGTGCAGGGCCGCATCTACGTCATCCCGGGCGGGGCGATCGATGCGCTCACGCACCCGGACAGCCTGACCTGCACGTACGTCAGCGCCACGATCACGCGGCAGCGCATCCGCGGAGCCACGGCGAGCACGATCATCGGCTACCTCCGGTACGAGGCCGACAACTCGGTCGGCAAGAACAAGGACCTCGAAGCCTGGCGCGTCCAGGTGAATCCCGATACGGCCGTCGCGCTGATCGGCCAGGACTGGGGCGAGCTCACGTTCAAGGGCAAGGTCCTCAACGACGCCGCGAACCATTCCACGGAGCCGTACTACCGACTCATCGAGCGGTAGCCGCCGCGCGGAGACCTCGGAGCGGAGGGACGGGCACCCGGAGTGCAGCCGGGCCCGCTCCTGAAACTCCGAGGTCCCGCTCGAAGCTCCTCCTGCACGGGAGAACATATGAACTCAGAGAATCAAGACCGCGTCGAACTCGGCGGCCGCGCTTTCGCGGTCGTCGGCAATGGAACGGTCGAGCGGGACCTGCGGTTCACACAGCTCCGCAAGCTCGCCGGGATGAACAAGTTCGTCATCCACGCCGGCGAGAGCGTCGAGGAGTTCGCCAGCCGGCTCGCGCGCGAGGCCGCGGCGAGCGGCGTCATGCTGCAGCTGCTCGGCGCTCTGATCGTTCCGCTGGCACCCGATGACACGCCGGTCGAATGGTCGCTCCAGACCGAGGCTGAGGTCGCGAAGTTCGTCGGCAACCTGCGGGCGCAGGCGGACAAGAACGCGCTGCAGGGGCTCATGGCCTCGATGCTCGTCGGTTTTTTCGTCGAAGGGATCAGCTCCATCGAGACTTCCCAGGCGTCTTCGGGGGATCCCGCGGTGCCGGCGAGTCCCACGACGAAGCCGATCCCTTCGGGGAGTGGGGAACCATCGTCCGCGAGGTCGGAGGATTCCGACCCGAGCGCTACGTCGCAGTAATCAGGCTGGATCTGCGCGAGGTCCTGATCGTGTTCTCAGAGCTGCGGCGCCGCGAGGCCTTCGACAACTGGCAGCACGAGCGGCTGATCTGGGCGGCGCTCGGGGAACTGTCGGGAAAGAAGCGGGCGCCGGAGCTGCCGGCGAACGCGAAGCGGAGGCGCTAGAGCCGCGTGCCGCACTGAATGCAGAAGGGGCCGGGCGCGCGCGGCGCGCCGCAGGAGGCGCAGAACTTGGGAGCAGCGGCGATCGGAGCTACGGCCGGGATGATCTCGCGGGAGCCGCAAGTTGCACACGCATCGTGGCGCGCGCTGATGCGCCACACCGAGTAGACGATGCCCGGAAGTAGAAAGGCCAGCCACAGCACGCACTCGACACCGAAATAGCCCGGCGTCACGCGCTTCGAATAACCGACCGTTCCACACCTGGTGCACCTGACTTGCGACAAGGAGACCTCAGAATCGGATGCCGCACTGAATGCAGAAGTGGCCGGGCGCGCGCGGCGCGCCGCAGTGAATGCAGAAAGCGCCGGGAACCTGTCGGATCTGAATTTCGACCCTGGGCGCCGTAAACGCCCAGACCAAGGCGATGATCCATCCGATCACCGTCCATCCGAGAAGCAGATTCAGAGCCCAGATCGCCGGAGCGTCGCGATGGCCGCGGCTCGAAGCAGTGCCGGCAGGGAAGACATAGAGCACTAGCACCAGCACGAACATGAGAATCCCAACGACAAGGTCTTCAGGCGCTGAAGAATGCTCTGGCATTAGATCCTCCTCCGAGAACGTAATTCTCGGATAACCGGAGATCGCATGGCAACTCCAGATGTGCGGGTGAGGCTCTCCGCTGAGGGAGTGGCGGAGGTGGTCGCTGCGCTCCGCAAGGTCAGGGAAGAAGGGCAAAAGGCACAGGCGACGGCTGCATCCGGCGCTGGCGCAAAGGGCTTCAATGCGCTTGCTGCCTCGATCCAGTCCGCGGCTCAATTTGCGAAGGGCCTGGCGGCAAGCCTCGTCGTCAACCAGCTGTTCTCCTACGGCCATGCAGCGCTCGACGCCGCGGATCAGACAGCAAAGCTCAGTGGCTCGCTCGGCACGACAGCCGAGAACCTCTCGGCGATCAGTGTGGCATCTCGCAAAGCGAGGGTGGATGCGAATCTGCTCGAGACCGGTCTCGCGAGGCTGGCGGATCAGGTCGACCTCCTTCGCGCCGGCGATGCCTCCACGGCCGCGAATTTCAAGCGGCTAGGGCTCAGCGCGAAGGATTTCAACGGCAAGGACACCGTCGAGAGCTTCGTCATTGTCTCTCAGGCGGCGGCCCGCTTCCGCGATGACCTGTCGAAGACCGCCACGGTGGCCGGCATCTTCGGCGAGCGATTGGGAAGGCGGATGGGACCGGCATTGGCCGAGGCCGCGCAGGGCCTTGAGCACATGAAGAACGAGGCGCGTGACGTGGGCCTCCTCCTCGATGGCAGGGTGCTGACTGCGACCACCGGCCTTGCCAATGCGTTCGACGGGCTCGAGCTTCAGCTCGCCGGCGTAGCGACCCAGTTCCTGACCGGGTTCGCCCAGCCAGCGGTCGCGGGACTCAATGCAGTTACCGGATCCGTGCATGATGCCACCGACAACATCAGAATCCTCGGCAACGTCGTGGGGCGTGCCTTCGCGGCGGCGGCATTTCTCTTTGAGATCACGCTCGATTCCGCCAATACGGACATTCGCAATTTCGCTATCCAGATCGTGAGTGCCGGCCGCGCGGTCGCGGCTGCGGCGCGCGGTGATTTCAAGACCGCTGAGGAAGAGATCATCGCGGGCCAGCAGCGAATTGCAGAGAACTCCAGGACCCTCGCGGCAAAGATCTCCGGAACATTCAAGGTCGTGGTCGCTCCACCGCCATTACCAGCCGTCGCGACCGGGACCGGTGGTACAGGAGTTGGCGATCCCGCCGAAGTATTCAAGCTGCGCGCCGAGGCCACGAAGGGCGCGCTCGACAGCGAGCTGGCACTCATCCGCGCGCAGCTCAAGCTCCGCGAGGACTCCGAGCAGCGCTCGTTCGAGCAGGCGCAGTTCTCCGCGGCGGTCTACTACGCATCGCGCCGCAAGCTCGTCACCCAGGAGACAAACGACGAGATCGCGGTGCTTCTCAGCCGGCGCGCGCTCGAGGGCACAAACCCCGACGTGAACGCGGCGCAGCGCGACACGGCGAAGACCGACACCGAGATCCAGCAGAAGCGTCTCGAAGGCCACGGGCGCATCCTCGATCTCACGTTCCAGGAGCTGCAGGCGGTCCGCCGGCTCGGCCAGGAGCGGCTCAAGATCGAGAACGAGGTCCTCGAGGCGCAGGGGCGCGGGCCTGAAGCGCGGCTGCATTCGCTCGGTGAAGAGATCCGTCAGCGGCGCGAAGCGCTCACCCAGCTCGGCGTCCCCGAAGACCAGGCAAACGCCACGATCGCAGCCTTCGAGCAGTCCGCGCGCGCCGCGATCGAATTCGACCAGGCGTCGGTCAACCTCGAGCGCGAGCTGCAGTCGCTCTCGACGAAGCGCGCCGAGATCCAGTCCGACGTCACTGCCGGGAAGAAGACACAGCTCGAGGGGGAGAAGGAGATCGCCGATGCCGAGCGCGAGCGCGCGGCGATCGTGGACGACCTCACGAAGAAGCTGCTCGCGGCCGCGGAGGCCACCGGGAACCCCGACACGATCGCCAAGGCGCAGGCCGCGGCCGCCGAGACACGCAACCTCGGCCAGGCCGCGATCGGAACCCGCAAGGCATTCGAGAGCGCGAGCCAGTCCGGGATCTCCGACTTCCTCACCAACCAGGTGAACCAGATCCACACGGTCGAAGACGCCTGGCGGAGCCTCGGCCTGACGATCCTGGGCGTGTTCCAGCGTGTCGCCGGCGAGGCGATCGCGTCGCAGGTCACGCATTTCCTGTTCCCGGGTGGCTTCGCAGCCGGCGGCGCCGTGCATCGCGCGGCCGGCGGCATCGTCAATCTCGCGCGCGGCGGCTACATCTCAGGTCGCGGCGGCCCGACCAGCGATTCGATTCCGGCGCTGCTCTCGGATGGCGAGTTCGTGGTGCGCGCCTCGGCGGTCGCCCGCGGCAGCAACCGCCAGGCCCTCGAATCCATGAACCGCGACCC